GTTTTGGTGCGGCCATATCCGCCACCATAGCAGCTATTTTTTCTCTGCCATATTTTTTTACAAGTTTTTCTTTATCATCATACGAATATTTTCTATCCAATTCGGGTCTTTGCTTTGGGAATGCTAACCCATTCGGAACTAGATAATCATTGCCATAATTTCTTTCGTAATGATATTTTTCCTTGCAACTGTCACAGAAAATCTCAACTGCCGTATCATTCTCTTTTTCCTGTCCCCAGTCATTTGACAAATATATTCTGTAAAATTGCAAATAGCCTTTTCCACAAGCACATTTTGCACTATATGGTCTTCTGTAATCTTCTTCATATGACATAGAACATCACTTCCTTCCCAAGTCCCCAACATATTAAGATTTTACCATAACGCAAACAAAAAAGACAGCCGTCTGACTGCCTTAATTGTACTCTGCATATGCGCCTATCTGTATCTGGAGTGCCACTGTGATCTGTTCCATGACCATTTCATCCAGCACTTCCCCTATTCTTTCTCCAAGTCTTGTTTTATCAAGTGTCTCCACCTGTTCCGCCAGTGCCATGCTCGGCTTGTTCAGACCACTGCCTTTGGGAATCTGCACATGGGTCGGAAGATACTTCTTTTTCCATACCCTGGCTGACAGCGGAACGACTGTGACCACCGGGGAATGCTTATTCGCCTTATTATTGCTTACCACCAGTGCCGGACGGACACCGCCCTGCTTGCTTCCATCTTTTTCTCCAAAATCCACATAATAAATATCTCCACGCTTACACATAAAAACCTCCTATCCGAGGACAAAGGCTTCCACCTGCCTGTTCCTCAGTTCATACTGTTTATCAAGTTCCTTCAATGCTGCTTTTCTGTACTTTGCTATCATCGTATGGCTCACATGGTATCTTTCCATCATGATATCCCATGTCATGTCCTCATCCAGAAGATCCGTGATAATGCTTCTATGTCTTTCATCCAGTCCGTTCACTGCATGCTCGAAAAAATCCAGTTCTTCCTTCAGGAACATATATCTGTGGAAAAGGAAACCGTACCACTCGTCATTTTCCCTTTCCATTGCAGCCTTATATTTGACTGCTATGTTTGCCGTTTTATCGGAAAGAGTGCTCGTCTGCACCCTTTCCCCTTCCTGATGGGAGTAAAGCATGGAATCGATCATGTCCTGTTCGCTCACTCCCTGAAACTGACGGAGCTGGAACTCAGTCACGGTCAGTTCCTTTTTCATATTCTTATATTCCTTCATCATTACTTCTGCCGTCATCCGTCATACCTCCAATCCTTGCCTTTACTGCTTCTATCATTGCATTCTGTGTAGTATCCTTTTTTTCGATTGCCCGGAGGATATCTTCATCGACCGTGCCTTCTGTCACCAGATGCTCTATGATGACCGTGTGTTTCTGCCCCTGTCTGTAAAGTCTGGCATTTAACTGCTGATACAGTTCAAGAGACCATGTAAGTGAAAACCATACGATGGTCGAACCGCCTTCCTGAAGATTCAGTCCGTGTCCTGCCGATGCCGGATGGATCAGCGCCACAGGGATCTTTCCTTCATTCCAGTCCTCGATATCCTTCTTTGTATTGATATCCCTTGCCGGAAACCGTTTCAAAATCCGTTCCCTGTCATGCTTGAACCAGTATGCAACCAGAAGCGGTTTTCCGTTTGCCGATTCGATCAGGTCTTCCAGTGCATCCAGTTTTCTGTCATGGATATTACGGACATTGCCGGATTCATCATAGGCCGCACCGTTTGCCATCTGCTGGAGCTTGTTGCTCAAAGCTGCTGCATTTACCGCATCGATGTCCTGCCCTTCCCCGTATTCAAGGATCATTTCATCTGCCATCCTGTCATAAAGTGCCTGTTCGGATTCCGACATGGATACGGTCACACGGTTGCTTATGCATTCCGGCATATCAAGATAATCCACGGCTTTCATGGAAATGCTGATATCGGAGATCAGTTCATATATTTTTTCTTCTGCTCCTTCCCTCGGCTTATACGAAAAGACGATCTCACGATTCCGCTTATCCGGAAGGAAGAACCTGTCACGGTATCCTCCGATGTATCTTCCAAGCCTCTGCCCCATATCAAGGATCCCTATCTCTGCCCATAAGTCCATGAGGTTTCCCGGTGTTCCCGTAAGCCCGACCACACGTTTTGCCATCGGTCTTACTTTTTTCAGGTCTTTGAACCGCTGTGCCTTCGGGGACTTGAAGCTTGACAGTTCATCGATCACGACCATGTCAAAATCAAAAAATATGTTTTTTGTCATCCATGAAACGTTATCCCTTCCGATGATCGTCACATCGGCTCCTGACAGAAGTGCTTCCTTTCTCTGCCCTGCAGTTCCCATTGCCACGGCAAATGTCATGCCGTAAAGATGCTCCCACTTTTTTATCTCTGCCGGCCATGTGGTCTCTGCCACACGCTTCGGTGCGATCACCAGGATCCGCCTTACTTCAAAATAGTCAAACAGCAGAAGCCACAGTGCCGTAAGCGTGATGACCGTTTTGCCAAGTCCCATGTCAAAGATCAGGCAGCTCACGGGATGTCCGATTATAAAATCTGTTGCATACTGCTGATAATCATGTGCTTTGTATTTCATCAAGGATACCTCCGATCTGTTCGATATTATCAACTACATAAACGGGAAAGCCTAACCTCTCAAACATCCGCTTTCTCTTCAGCTGAAGAGGTCTCGGCTTCTTCCCCGGTGCTTTCAGTTCCACAAATGCCATTTTTCCGTCCGGCATCAGGACGATGCGGTCAGGCACTCCATTCATACCGGGTGATACGAACTTTAACGCCATGCCTTTCCGCTTTTTTGCTTCTTCCCTCAAATGTCTCTCTACTGTACTTTCTAGCAAAACCAGATACCTCCTTTGCCGATTGCGGTTGCCATATGCCTTTAACTCCTATACGCGCATATATACATGAATTGCTCTTTTTATCTTTATTTTTAATTCTCAACTGGATTTAATGGGAAACTGGGAAACTAAGAACCGCAACCCCTTATTTTCCAAGGTGTCAGCACGGTTTCCGACTACCGTTGCCCATCTGCATCTGGGAAACCTCGGAAACCGCCTACTGGGTTTCCTCTGGTTTCTCATCCATCCTCACAAAAGTCTTCTGCACTCCGTAAAGGGGGACTTTGGTCTTTCCCGTGGTATTGGAATCATACTTCTTCCATCCCCCGATCTTGTTTAAGATGCCTTCGATCTCATAGGAATCTGCCTTCTTTAAGTTCTGGCGCTCCTTGCCGAAGCACTCCACCCAGATCTCCATGATGCACACACGCTCACGCATGACCGTTCCTTTGACACCGACCGTCTCGAACTCTCCTCCGCCAAGGAATGCCCTTCTCTGGTAAATATCCATTGATGCCCAGTTGTCCGGCAGCAGTCTGTCAAGATAGTCCTGCACGATGCCCTCACGGTCATCCGACTCCATTGCCTCCTGCTGCATCTTGTATGCTTCCTCTGCCTCCGCTCCTTTTAAGAACAGCTCCTCGCCTTCGTTATACAGATGGATTGCCTCTGCCCAGATCTGGTCGACACAGTCAAGCTCCCACGGATGGTGTTTTCCTGTCCCAGGCACATGCACGGGCCAGAATCTTCTGTTTCCTGTCACGTCACGTAAGAATCCGCCCTCGGAGTTGGTGCTTCCAACAATGATGCACTTTCTTGGATGCGACTCTACATTGACTCCGTATGCCTGACGGAACTTATCATCCTGACGGGTGACAAAGGACTTTACTACCTCGACTTCCGTCTTGCGGATGCCGTTCATCTCACTGATCTCAAGTATCCAGTTTCCGAGCAGCTTCTCGGCAGCAGTCTTATCCCTCATATCCGAAATGGATAAGGAATCCGAGAACCACTGCTTTCCAAGGATGGCAAAGAAGGTGGATTTTCCCATTCCCTGCGGACCGTTTAACACAAGGATGGAGTCGAACTTTACTCCAGGCTTATAGATACGTGCTACCGCAGCCACCAGTGTCTTGCGGATGACCGCCCTTGTGTACGGTGAATCTTTTGCACCGAAATAGTCGATGAGTAGTGTATCTATACGCTCCTGTCCGTCCCAGTAAAGCGTTGCGAAATAATCCTTGATTGGATGGTAGAGCCTGTCGGATGACACCACGGCAAGCAGTGCATCCTTAAACTTGGTCGGTGACCAGATTCCATACACCCTCTCGAAATACACCTTTGCATTCGCAAGGTCGGAATCGTTCCATCCGGGTTTTACCTGTTTCCACGGAAGCGGACCGATGACATCAATGGTATCCTTAAACTCGTTGTACACGATGTGCTTGAAATTCTCATCGTTGCGGATGATCAGTGCAATGTTCTGCAGTGTATCCTTAATGTTTCCCCTGCGGTCGAGTGCCAGTTTATTCTGCCAGTCCTCATCCGGCTCTGCAGAAAATTCCTGTACCGCCAGCTCCTGTCTTTCCCTGGCAAGTGTGTTCTTTACTTCTTCATCTGCAGAAGCAAAATCCTGCATGGCTTTGAAAGACGGGAGTTTTCCAGGCTCTGTCCCTTCGGCTGTCCTTGCATCCTTGTCCCCAAATTTATGAAGCCTTATCACATCAAACGCATTCATCAGCTTTCCGCAGCATGGATCTGTTGCATGGTGGCTGTATACGAACAGGTCATCATAGACAACGACTCCGGCAGCAGAGTCCGCCGGAATATAATCGTATCTTCCGGGGATTGCCCTTGAATGCCTGTATACATCCGGGATGAATTTGTCGATTGCCTGCGTCACCGTGTATGTGCGGTTGAAAGCTCCGATCAGCCCGTCCTTGGAAAGCGGGTCAGCCTGTTTTTTGATATCCCTCTGCACAACGGATGCCTGACGGTTGCTGACCGGCCATGCTGATACATCATGCCAGTCCTTATAACGGGACAGTACTTCATCGGGATCAACTTCGTTTCCTTCGATCTCCTGAAACACATACTCACCGTCACTGGAGGTGCTCGGCCAGTACATGAGTCTTGATGGTTCATAGGTGGAATCATCGAAAAGCTCGATGCCGATATCCGATGCAAGCATACGGCTGACTGCCCCGTACTCATCAGGTGTCACATCCCTTGTCAGGAATATGACGATACGAAGCCTCGGTTTCTCCGGTGTATGCTTATGTGTGGAATACACCACCATCTTCATGTCAAAAAACATTTCCAGTTCATCGATAATGCCCTGTGTTCCGTAATCCATATCAAGCGTGATGGCGGATCTGGAGATCACGCAGTCCTTCTTCCTTCGTCCGCCCTTCAGCTTTCCAAGGACGAATCCTCCGACATCCTTGATATTGTCCTGCTGTCCTTTCGGCATCTTCCTGTACTGCTCCATTGTTTCCGCAGTATATTTTGTCTTGGACAGACGGCTGACAAAATCTTCATATGTCATATCCGTACAGTTAAACTTTTTGTCCATTCTTGAGTTTCCAATCGATACGAACATCCTTCTTTACCTCCTTCTTTTTACGCTTTTCCTGTTTCATGACCCGTCCGATTGCAATACCTGCGGTCGGATCCGGATACCCTTCCCTGTTGCATCCTCCCATAAGTTCCTCCTAATCTTTCTTGTAAAACGGACTTTCAAATCCGGCAGCCTTAAGCGGAAGCCCCTCACACCAGTCAGGGCATACCGCCATAATTCCATTGACTTCTTCCACCGAGGATGTCCCCTCCGGCACTTCAAGCACCACTTCATCATGGATGTGGCACACGATATCAAATCCCTTCTTCTCCAGACGGAGCATTGCCTCTGCCAGCACATCCCTGGCGGTTGCCTGGACAATATTTTCACAGAATTTTGCACCGTAAGATTCGATTCTTGTCCACTTGCGGTTCGTGCCGATTCCTTCATAGCTGACACTTTCCGAGCCGAAGCGGTTCACAGTCATCCTCGGTCTTACATAGGACAGCACCCTTCCGGACGGCAGTGCGATCTTTAACATCCCGGACTGGTAATATACCATCACAATTCCGACCTTTGTCATCTTCCTCTCTTTCACGGCTGCCTTTACCGCGCCGTCGATCTCATACCAGTAATTCACGATGTGCGGATTGGCAGTCCGCCATGACTGTACCAGCCCTTTCAGTTCCTCTTCTTCCACAAAATTTAATGCCCCCATGCTGATAAGCGCACCTTCCGCACCGCCATACTGACAGGCAAGTGATGCCACCTTTCCCCTTGCACGGTACGGGCTTCCCTTTGTGATCTCTTCAATTGGGATATGGAACATCTTGGATGCCGTCTGCTCATAAATCTTTCCGGCACCACGGAACTCCTCCATGACCCATCCCTCTCCGGCAAGGTAGCCCATGACCCTCGCCTCGATCGCGGAAAAATCGCTGACGATGAATCTGCATCCGGGTCTTGCCACGAATGCAGTACGAATCAGCTCAGAAAGTACATCCGGTGTGGAATCATATAAAAGCTCCACCAGGTCGTATCTGCCTTCCTTTACAAGGAAGCGTGCCAGTTCCAGGTCTTCCATATGGTTCTGCGGAAGGTTATGGATCTGCACGAGTCTGCCGGCCCATCTGCCCGTGCGGTTGGCCCCGTAAAACTGTAATAATCCATGTACCCTGCCATCAGGACATACCGAACGCTCCATTGCTTCGTACTTCTTTACGGATGTCTTTGACATGGCAAGTCTCAGCTTCATCATTTCTGCCACATCACCCTGTGTGTTCTCTACCAGATCTTCCACGGCAGCCTTGGCAAGGGAATCCACCTCGATGCCCTTTTCATTCAGCCAGTCCTTTAGCTGTGATACGCTGTTCGGATTTTCCAGCC